TTATTATGTATAACACATTAACTAACTCAATAAAACAGAGGACAAAGCGATGGCATTTCTAGTATCACCAGGCGTCGAGATCAAAGAGATCGATGCTACGAACGTAGTCCCAGCAGTATCTACCAATATAGGCGGATTTGCAGGATCGTTCAATTGGGGGCCAGTCGAAGAAGTTACTACAATAGGTTCAGAAAATGAACTAGTAGAAAAATTCGGCTCTCCAGATGATAATACAGCTAAATACTTTCTCACTGCGGCATCATTCTTAAAGTATGGAAACGCATTGAAAGTAGTCAGAGTCAAAAGTGGTCACGTTAACGCGACCGCTGATGGATCAGGACAGCTTATTAAAAACAAAGAAGATTATGAAAATAATTATGCTAACGGTAGTCTTTCTGAAGGACCTTGGGTAGCTAAATATCCAGGCGTGTTAGGAAACAGCTTAAAAGTTTCCGTCATCACATCTGCAATTTCATCATTTAGTGGTTGGGCGTATTCATCAAGTTTCGAGGGAAAACCCGATACTTCTGATTATGCCACTGATCTCAGTAAAGCAAACATTAAAGATGAATTACACATTGCAGTAGTTGACGAAGACGGAGCTATTTCCGGAACACCTGGTCAGGTCTTGGAAACATACGCATACGTAAGTATGTGTTCCGATTCAAAGAAATCTGATGGAACATCCAATTATTATAAGGAAGTGGTTAACGCCAATTCTAAATATATTTGGTGGTCTGATCATGATACTTCTTTAACTGACGCTGGAGAAACTACAGCTTCTCAAACTTCAGGAACAGCAATGACTACTAATACTTCTGCAATTGATTCAAGTTTAGCAGGCGGAACAGACGATAACGTTCCAACAGTTGGCGAAATAGCTTTAGGATTCGATCTTCTCGAAGATTCAGAAACAATTGATGTAAATCTTTTGTTTGCTGCTCCTGATGCTAATGGCGCTAATACAATAGCTAATGATTTAATCTCTATTGCTACGGCAAGAAAAGATTGTATGGCTTTTGTATCTCCTCCTTTAGAGGATACCGTTGGTGCTGCATCACCCGCTGCTGACGTGAAAGCATTTGCGGATTCTTTAACTTCTAGTTCATACGCTTCAGTTGACTCAAGCGCTCTATATGTATATGATAAATACAATGATGTTTATCGTTATATCGGAGCAGCCGGTCATATTGCAGGCTTATGCGCTAACGCCGACCAAGTAGCAGATGCATGGTTTTCACCAGCTGGTGTAAATCGTGGACAGCTATTAGGCGTAACAAAACTTGCTTATAATCCTAAGCAAGCTGATAGAGATACTTTATATAAAGCAAGAGTTAACCCTTTAGTTTCTTTCCCCGGACAGGGAATGATGCTTTACGGTGACAAAACTTTATTAAGTAGACCTTCAGCTTTCGACAGAATTAACGTAAGACGTTTGTTTATAGTTCTAGAAAAAGCAATATCAACTGCAGCTAAGGCACAGTTATTCGAATTCAATGACGAATTCACAAGAGCTCAATTCAGAAATATGGTTGAGCCATTTTTGCGTGACGTCAAAGGCAGAAGAGGTCTAACAGACTTCTTAGTTGTCTGCGATGAAACCAATAACACTGGTCAAGTGATTGATACCAATAGATTTGTAGCTGATATGTATATCAAACCAGCTCGATCTATTAACTTCATTACACTTAACTTTATAGCAACAAGAACCGGAGTTGAATTCTCCGAAATATCAGGAGCATAGGAGGTAAGACATGGCAATTTTAGGCATAGACGATTTTAAATCGAAACTTACTGGCGGCGGTGCAAGGGTAAATATGTTCAAGGCTACCTTGAATTATCCCGCATTCGTTGGCGGCGATGTTGAAAAAACATCCTTCTTATGTAAGGCAGCACAGCTACCTGCTAGTACTATTACTCAATTAGAAGTCAAATTTAGAGGAAGAACTCTAAAAATGGCTGGTGATAGAACTTTTGCTGATTGGGGCGTTACAATTATTAACGACACCGATTTTGCTATAAGGGACGCAATGGAGCGATGGTCTAATGGTATTAATGCACATAGTGCAAATACTGGACTAGCTAATACAAACGATTATTTCGCAGATTTAATGGTTGAACAGCTAGACCGAGATGGTTCAGTACTGAAGAAGTATGACTTCCGAGGATGCTGGCCAGCTGAGATCGCCGCTATTGAAGTGAGCAATGATTCCGAAGGAATCGAAGAGTTCGCGGTAACTTTTGCAGTTCAATACTGGGAAAGTAATACCACTTCATAAGAGGTATAAATATTATTAGAGGGGAGGGAAACTT